CCAGCACCAGGTAAACCACCTGCGCCTGCACCAGCACCAAAAGCAGGTAAACCACCTGCACCAGCACCAGGTAAACCACCTGCTCCGGCACCAGCACCAAAAGCAGCAGAAAAACCACCAACTAAAGCACCTGAAGCTAAACCTAAGGCTGAGCCAACTAAACCAGCAGAAAAACCACCAACTAAAGCACCTGAAGCTAAACCTAAGGCTGAGCCAACTAAACCAGTTGAAGCTAAACCTAAGGCTGAGCCAACTAAACCAGTTGAAGCTAAACCTAAGGCTGAGCCAGCACCAAAACCTGCTCCTGGTATTTCAAAGGCAGCCAAAGTGGGAGTTTTGGCTGTTGGTGGTGTTGCTGGAGTTTTAGCATCAGGATTAGCAGAGGCAGGAATATCGGAAAAAGGACAAGCAAACATACTTGCTCAAGTCAAAGAAGAAACAGGATTTAAATTAAGAGCAGAAAATTTAAATTACTCATCACCTGAAAGAATAATGCAGGTTTTTGGTAAAAAAAGAATACCTAGTGAAGAATTTGCAAAACAATTTGTTAATAATCCTGAAGCATTGGCGAATCATGTTTATGCTAAAACGGACGGAAATTCAGAACCCGGAGATGGATGGAAATATAGAGGGAGAGGATACGTTCAACACACTGGAAAAAATCAATATAAGGCAATTGCAAAATATTCTGGTGTCGATGTTATGAGTAATCCTGATTTACTTAATGACCCTCCCGTAGCAACTAAAGCCTTGGCCTGGTTCTTTTTAGAATACAAAAAACTGAAACCAGAAGACTTAGATGACATCAAAAAAGTAAATAAAGCAGTAGGATTTGCTGAGAAAAAAGACAAATCTGGAAAACTAGAAAGCACAAAAAGAGAAGAAGAAGCATCAAAATTTTTACAATCATCCGGTTCTTTATCTGGTACTTCATCTGGTGCTCTATCGGGTGATAAGATAGCACTAGCATCTACAGAAAATAAAGATATGAAAAAGCAGATTGATACCAAACCTCAATCATCTGTTGTTGTAAATAATAACACAATGGTAAATAATGTAGACAATAGTGTTACAATTCCTCCAGAAAGACAAAATGATTCATCATTATACGTTAAGAGAAGAGCATAATGGATTATAGAGCCGCCGCAAGATATAGAGCAACAAGACTTAGTGACCTTATGGCTGAAGAAACTTTGTCTTCAGGTAAAGGACTTATAAAGTCTAGTGCAAAGGCCATATCTACGAAAACAAAAGCAGGGTTTAAAGGTATTCAGCAAACACTTGATCCACTGAACATTGCTAGTGCGATGATGGGTCGCAGTAGATTGGGTACTACGGTTGCAGGTAAAATGTTTGGTAGAAGTGCTGAAGACATTGATTATTTTTCTGGAGATAGAGGTCGTAGTGCAAGACCAATCAAAAAATACAGATATAAGAATCCTTTAGTTTCTTCTGTAGGTTCTGGTGATACACAACCAGCAAAACGTAATGATGGTGTTGCCAATATATTTGGTAAAATTTATAATACGATGATGAAAAATCGTGAAGAAGAGAAAAAAAGAAAAGAAATTGAAAATAATTTCAAAGAAGAAAGATTGGAAGAAGACAAACGCCGTCATAAAGAACTAATAGATGCTATCTCAAAAGGAAGAGGTTTAAAAATACAGAAAGATGATGGTGGTGGAATATTTGGAATATTAAAAGGACTATTTGATAAGATATTAGAATTTGTTGCGCCTGTAGTTTCTTTCTTTAAGGCTTTTCTTAAACCTCTTGAATGGTTATTTGAATTTTTTGTTAAAATAGGTAAAGGTGCACTGAAAATATTGACTTCAATTTTTTCCGGTGCTAAAGCGTTGGTGATGTTTTTGGGTGAAGAATTGATGGCATTTGTTAAAAAATTATTTCCTTCTTTATTTCCAAAAGCACCAACCGAAGTTTCCCCTAAAGGAAAAACAACAAAAACACCACAAGTAAGAGACGCAAAAACTGGAAAGTTTGTTAAGGCTGCCGCAAAAGAATCAAAAATATTAAAAGGCGCGAAAGCAACATTAAACTTTCTTAAAAAGATTCCCGGATTAAGTTTAATTGCCGCAGGTGCAACACTAATTTATGATGTAAACAATGCAATAAAACAAAATGAAGCAGGAAAAATAACCGATACACAAATGAAGAAAACAATAGTTGGTTCTGTTGGTGGCGCGCTTGGTGGTGTTGGTGGTGGAGAAATAGGAGCAATGATTGGTGGTGCTCTAGGTTCTGTTGTTCCTGTCGTTGGAACACTTATAGGTGGAGTTGCTGGAGGGGTAGGTGGTTTTTTACTGGGTGAGAGTGTAGGAAAAGAAATCGCAGAAAAATCATTTGATTACTTTGTTGATAATCCTGATGCTGAACCCAAAGTAGCTAAAGCAACTCCTGTTGCAAAAGAAACACAATCTACACCAACATCTGCTAAATCTCCAACCGCGGCTGGTGCTTCAGGAAGTTCTGGTGCGGCAGGTTCATCCGGCAGCGCCGGTGCAGTTGGTCCTGCGGGTACTTCTGGGTCAGTCGGTCCTACAGGTTCTGCGGGTGCAGCTGGATCTTCTGGGTCTCCTGGTGCAGCAGGTAGTGCAGGTGCTATGGGTTCTAGTGGTGCTGCTGGTGCAGCTGGATCTTCTGGGTCTCCTGGTGCAGCAGGTAGTGCAGGTGCTATGGGTTCTAGTGGTGCTGCTGGTGCAGCAGGATCTTCATCTACACAAATGGCAACTCCTATGTCACCTAAACCATCACCCGTTGCTGCGGCCTCTGCTGAAAACTCCAATTTACAGATAGAAGAAAAATCTATGACGAAATCTTCATCTCCTGTTATAGTTAATAATACATCAAGTACCGGTATTGAAGCAAAGAAAAATGACGGTGTTCCTCCTGTGCCTGCCGCAGTCAGAAATCTAGACTTAAACGATTCTCTAATAAAAAATCTAATGAGAGTTGTTTATCAATAAGAAAACCCCCTTTCGGGGGTTTCTTTTTACTCTTCTTCGGCAAGTGCCTTGAAGTAATCTAGTGAATCATCGTCTTCATCAGACCACGGTGGTGCACCACTATCTTCTTCAACGCGAACAGCAGGCTTAGGTTGTGCTTTTGCTTGTTCGACAGTAGTACGGGGTGCTGGTGCACCTCCATCGAGTCCAAGCACCTTATCTAGGCGTTGCTTGAGAGTATCATAAGACTTGAAGTTAGAAGGTTCAATGACTGCCTTAAGAGAATGCTCTGCTTTCCAAATCTTCTCTAGTTGATTATCATCATCCAACAATGCACTCTGACGGTCAAACTCACACTTGTCATAGTTCTGATAACCATCAACCTTACGAATCTTCAGTTTGAAGTTAGCACCGTTCCAAAGGTCGAATGGATTAACTGGAGTTTCATCTTCGAATTCGGGATTCATTGCACCAGTAATCTTATCAAAGATAATCTTACCGAACTTGTAAAGGAAGACCTTACCGTTGTTCTCGGGATGCTTAGGATCCTCGACAACATAGATGTTAGAAATGTAAGACAGCTTACGCTTTTGCTTACGTGCAATTTCCTTGTTTGCTTCAATGCCTGAGTTCCACAATGTGCTATTGTGTTCACACACAGGACACTTATCGTTGACTGTGGTTAGACAGTTATCGATGAGCCAACCACCAGGTCCTTGGAAACCATGACTGAAAATCTTGACCCAAGGTAGTGCATCATCACCGTCCACTTCAGGTGCAGGAAGAAAACGGATAACTGCGTATCCGTTACCAGACTTATCTACTTCTGGCTTCCAAAAATTATCTTCCTTAGATTGTTCACTGCCTTGACTAATTGACTCGATAGCCTTTGTGAGCTTTTCGAGATTTGAGGACGACTTCTTTAGATTTGCGAACGACATATAAACTCCTTATTTTTCGTAGTATAAAACGTAATATTAAACGACTTGTCCACATACATCTCATAATGAATTCCTATTTATATCTTGTGTACTAACTTTAAGATATTAATAGTTGACGGAACATCTTTATGCCAAATAGCATATCCGCCTGCTTCTACCCAATCATCAATAACGATTTCTGTATCATCAATGATTAGAGAATTTGGTGTTGCATATTGCTTCTTCAATCTCTTACCAGGAACAAAGATAGGATTAAATGTAATACCATGCTTTTGTAACCAGATTGCCTTTTGCTTTGCAATTGCATCGTGTGTATCTGGTCGTGCAGTAGAGGAAAGAATTTGAGTAGGTACACTTGCCTTTCTTAGATGTTCGATAAGGTCCATTGCACCAGGCATCATATCCAAATCAGCAAAGATACCATTTGCAATAGCGTCTCTAAACATAGGTTCAAATTTCTTTTCTTTCTCTGCTATACGAGGATGAACGCCATATAGTTCAGTGTATCGCTTATCGAAATCTGCAATGACACCATCCATATCTAAGTAAATTTGACTAATCATTTTGCTTGACACTTTCTATCAGAATCTTTTTAAATTTGTCTTTATCGTAATTGATAAATGGTGAATACTTCTCGCATCTGAACTTCCATTGTGGCCAGATAATATCATCATCTATCTTGTCTTGCCACATAGGAAAGAAATTCATCATATCGTTAAGAATAACAAGAGACTCTATCGATACTCTTCCTTGCATAACTTCTTCTAGTAGTTTTGGATGTCTTCCTGGTTTAACTAACAGGAGTTCTTTTGTGTCATACTTATCCAACATAGACATTATATCATTTTGAAAAGTATATGTCAAGCTCTGATTTCTTTTTTGCCACTTACGATAAGTCTCATCTGCTTCTTCCGTAAGCAGGTCACCGATCCAGTTTGTATCATTTGCAATAAAATTTGCAATAAGAAAATTCTTTGTTTCTTCTAATGAATACTTACGAGATAACTTATAGAAAGAATATTTGTTCTTATGATTTAGAAAGGTATCCTTCTTGGTGTTTGTCTTTCCACCGTACCTAACATAGTCATAACTTTTCGTGGTAAAATGTAAATGCATTGCATTATATAATTGATACACGGCGTGTCCACCATTCTCACTCATATCGGAAGTTTAGATGTTCTCTTCACTAGATTATTGTTTTCTGCTTGTTCTCTAATTTTTACTTTAAGAGTTGGTGTGAGTAGGGTAGATGCTACTTCTACCTCAAGACCGATTTGGTCACAATGCATGATAATTGCGTCTAGATACTCACACCTTAATTCTCTTGCTAGTTTTTCTATTTCAATACTAAATTGTTTAATCTCATCTTTAGTTGGCATTATCCTCTGGGCTTCCTCATATAAAAATCGTGATTACCGATTGTTGCAACTTTACTATAATATTTCTTCCAAATAAAAGGACATGTTTTGTTCTTAAAATACAAGACATTATCATTCAATTTATCATACCTCATGTTATACGTCAACAGATAATGTGCTGCATCTAATGATTCTTGCCAATTACGAGACTTTTCATTAACATTAGTTTTCCCTTCACATACCCATGAGAATTGACAAATTAGTTGTGTCCTTTGAAACACAACATCACATACTGTATCGGGATAATCAGGATGATTCATTCGATTTAGAACGACTTGTCCTACTGCAAGTTTTCCTTCAAATGGTTCTGCACCAGCTTCAAAGTATATGTTTCTCGCCATGCACATTAATTGTGATTGATGCTTATTTGCTGCGTGTGCTGGTACCGTAAGGAATAAAAGGGTTAAAAAGATTACTTTTAAAAGGTGTACCATTGGTTTCTCCTTCTTAGGGAGAGGAAAGCAAAGCCTTCCTCTCTTGTCGTCAGATTACTTCTTGGATGAAGTTTTATTATCTAATTGGGTTTGGGAAACGAAGCCGTTCAAGATAGTTGCTTTATTGATAATCTCGGCTTCAGACGGATAAGCAGGAAACACTGGATGGTCTGGTGGTGTTTGTCCTGCATGTCGAGCATTTTCTACCTTCACGTTCCATTCGGAAGATAAACGTTCACGGGATGCATAATAATCTTGCTCTAACATCTCTCTTGCCATTTTTAGCAGTTCAAGACGAATTTCAAATGGTGTCATACTCATGTTACTTCTCCTTTGTGTGTGTTAATGTGTAAAGTGATAGTTGATTCTGTTGCCAAGTTCAACTATCAAAACTCCGTATTCTTACTGTTTAGGCAGCAAGAGCCAGGTTGTAATCGCTATCGTTTGCGTTTACTATTTTTGCTAGATTAACGGTCTTCGCCTACCGTGCTGTCCATGTCGGTACTCATTT